GCCCAGGACGTGGGGACGGGTGATCCGAGTAAAGACGTGTGCTCCAAGACCCTGACTGCCTGCAAAGCCCGGTTCGGCTCCGCGACCCTGCCGTTCGGCGGCTTCCCCGCGGCGAAGGCCTACAAGCTGTGAACGGGCTCGTCGAGGAGATGCTCGCCCACGCAGGTGTTGAGCAGCCTCGCGAAGCCTGCGGCCTTGTCGTCGCACGTGGCACGAAGTTTCGAATCGTGCGAGCACGGAACCTGGCGGCCGACCCGATCAACACGTTCGACCTTGACCCTGACGCATGGCTGCAGGTGGGCCACGACGAGGAAGTGATTGGCATCTACCACTCGCACCCAAGTGGCAACCCCGAGCCGAGCCTGTGCGACCTGAGCGGGTGCGAGGCAACCCAGCTTCCATGGCACATCGTTGGCTGTGGCACAGGCGCTTACCGGCGTATCGATCCAAGTGGCTTCCGTGCGCCGTACCTCCGGCGGCCCTACGTCTACGGTGTCCACGACTGCTGGGCTCTCGTCCGTGACTGGTACAGGTGGGAGTGGAACCTTGACATCCCCGACTTCCACCGGGAGCCGGACTTCTGGCTGAGGGGGCAGAACCTGTTCCTGGACCACCTTGAGCAGGCCGGCTTTGTGGTCCAGACGGAGGGCGACGTCCAGGCGGGCGACGGCTTCCTGGTGCAGATGAGCAGTCCGGTGCCGAACCACGCTGTTGTCTACCTCGGGGACGGAACGATTCTTCACCACGTCAGAGGGCGACTGTCCACGCGCGATCCGTGGGGAGGCTACTGGGCAAAGCACGCTAGCCACCGAGTAAGACATAAATCTAAAATAGGAGCTTCATGATAGAAGTTCGACTCCACGGCGCCCTGGCAAAGGAATTCGGTCAGTGCTGGCACCTCGACATACGGACGCCTGCAGAGGCGGTCCGCGCCATCGAGTGCGCGCGGCGCGGGTTTCGTGATGCCATCCTGAAGCTCGACCAGTTGGGGCACGTGTTCCGTGTCCGAACGAAGGACCATGATTACGGCAACGAGGACATTGGTGCCACGCTCGGCTCGGTAAACCGCATCGACATCATCCCAATCGTGCGTGGCGCCTCTGCGGGCGTGCGCTTCGTCGTCGGCGCCATCATGGTGGTCGTCGGCTTGGCCACGTCGTGGCTCGGCGGTGCCGGCGTGCCGGTGGCATCAGCCGGCTTCGGCTTGATGGTCGGTTCGGTCGTTGAATGGTTGACACCCAAACCCAAGAGACCCGACCCTGGGGCAGACGGTCTTCAGAGCTGGACCTTCTCCGGCCCCACCAGCACTGCCGACCAAGGTGTGCCCGTTCCGATCATCTACGGTGAGGTGTTGACCGGGGCCGTTGGCGTCAGTGTCGGTATCAGCGTTTCGGAGTCCGTCAACGGCTACAACTCCGCCGGCGTGGCGATTGGCGGCAACCTCGACCTGATCGGAGAGTGGCAGGACGGTGGGCTCCACACGCACGTCTTCACGCTGAGCGCCACAGTCGTCGGCGGTCGGTATCCCCTCAACTACCACTGGTCGTTCACTGGGTTCCCCGGTGCCGTTGCTGCTCGGTGGACCCAGCAGGATGCCGTCGCGAAGTTGGAGCTGGATTACGACGTCAATCCGGGTGCTGGCGTGCTGGACACCGGACTGATCCAGGTCAGTGTCGAGGTCCAGGTGAGCTACGACGTCCCCTTCATCCCCGACGGGCTTGAAACCCTCACGACAAGCGCCGCGGCGACTGTCTGGAACCGGGCACACATATGAGCGACCACAGCGTGCAGCGAATCATCGGCGCGGGCGGTGATCCATCCGGCGGCGGCTCCGGTATCAGCGAGTCGCCCGACTCCCTGTCCAGTAACGCCTTCGTACAGTTCATCGACGTGATCGGCGAAGGTGAGATCAAGGGGCTGGTCAACGGCGAGTCTTCGATCTACCTCAACGGGGTGCCCATGCGGGACCTCAGCGGCACGCCGAACTACCAGGCATTCACCTGGTCGTCGACCAACGGGTCCGCAGGGCAAGCGCCACTCACGTCATTCCGAAACATTGAGGACGAGGTTGGCGTAGGTGTGCAACTGAAGGAGACCCTTGGCCCGGTGACCCGGTCCATCGTGGACGCCGACGCTGATGCGGTACGCGTGACGGTCTCGGTCAACGGGCTGACTTCCTCAACGAAGGAAGGCCGTATCAACGGTTCAACGGTCAGCTACCGGATCGACGCCCGGGTCTCCGGCGGCGCCTGGCATCAGGGTGAGGTGCTCTCGATCACGGGCAAGACCACCGCCAGGTACCAGCGGCAGCACATCGTCGAGCTTGCCGGGATCGGCCCAGGCCCGTTCGAGATCCGAGTCGTTCGCCTGACCCCTGACGCAACCACCACACTGACCGTCGACAGCTTGTTCTGGGACGCGTTCACCGTGATCAACAGGGAGCTGCTCAGCTACCCGAACACAGCACTGGTTGGCCTGAAGCTCGACGCCAAGTATTTCGGCCAGGTACCCAGTCGGTCGTACCACGTGCGCGGCCTGATCATCCAGGTGCCGAAGAACTACGACCCGGCCACGCGAACCTATGCAACGACAGGGCCAGGCACCACGAATGGCGCTTGGGATGGCACCTTCAAGCCGGCCTACAGCAACAACCCGGCCTGGTGCTTCTACGACATCTGCGTCAACAAGCGGTACGGCCTTGGTGAACGGATCAAGCCGGAGCAGGTCGACAAGTGGGCGCTCTATGAGATCGGGCGTTACTGCGATGAGTTGGTGCCGAAGATGGTCACCGGCGGGGGCGGACCTGGCTTCAGCACGAGTGGGCGGGTGCTGTCTAACGTCCCGCTGACGACTAACGCGGCTGAGATGGAGCCGCGCTTCACGCTCAACTGCGTCATCAACACACGCGACGACGCGTTCAAGGTCCTCGCGATGCTGACGAGTGCCTTCCGAGGCATGGCGTACTGGTCGTCCAGCTCGGTCATCCTGACCCAGGATCGTCCGACCGACGTCTCGATGTCCTTCACCAACGCCAACGTCGAGAACGGCGTCTTCTCTTACGAAGGCGCGTCACGGTCGCAGCGCAACACCGTGGTCCTCGTCTCGTGGAACGACCCGAGCGAGGACTTCAAGCAGAAGTACGAGTACGTCGAGGACCGCGAGGGCATCAAGCGGTACGGCGTCCGCACAACTGACGTCATCGCCTTCGGTTGCACGTCCCGGTCGCAGGCCCGCCGCCTGGGGCTTTGGCTGCTGTACACGCAGCGCCTTGAGTCGTCGATGGTGCATTTCAAGGCGGGCCTCGACGCCGCCCGGGTCATGCCCGGGGCCGTCGTCGAGATCCAGGATAGTCACAGAACCGGCGCCAGGTGGGGTGGCCGACTGGCCGATGCAACGCTGACGTCCCTCACACTGGACGCGGCCGTCTACCTGGAGATTGGCACCTACGTCATCTCCGTGTTGATGCCTGAAGGCACGATCGCGACACGCCAGGTCGCGATCCCGGCAGCCGGCGACTACACCACCCTCACGTTCACGACGCCGCTGGACGCGCTGCCGGTTGATGCAGCGATCTGGACCCTTGCCTCGGCCGACGTCTCCAGCATGCTGGCGCGGGTGGTGATGGTCAAGCAAGAGGGCAGCAACGCCTTCACCCTCAGCTGTGTCGAGCACAACCCGTCGAAGTACGACGCGATCGAGACCGACGCAAACCTCACGCTGCCGAACTACACGTTCCTGAGCTACGACGGCGTCAAGGCCGTCCAGAACCTCAAGCTGGTGGAGTCGACGGTGCGCACCGAGCCTACGGCGTCCGTGATCTGCCAGATCGACGTGAGCTGGGATGCGTTGCGGTCCCCAGAGCTGCGTGGCTATGTCGTTGAGTACCGAAGTGAGGCGGGTGACATCGGCTCCCTGCCTGAATCGAGGTATCCGAACGCCACCCTGACAGGGCTTGGAGTAGACACATACACGGTCACGGTCTACGCAGTCAACTCACTTGGCCTGCGCAGCCCTGGCGTGACCGGCGAGGTTGAGGTCACCGGGGTGCCGACGGTGCCACAGGATGATCGTGCGCCTCCTGCCCTGCTCGGCCTTGCAACGACGACGTCGTTCTCAGACGTGCTGGTCCACTGGGACTGGCCGAGCTTCGAAGA